CCCTAAACCGCGGTTTGATGTTTCTGACACTTGCAAGGACCTCGATCTCGAGCTGGTTGAGCGGGTGCTGATCAGCATCGTTGCACTGCGGAGGTCAGAGGTTCGAATCCGCGCAAATTGACGTGATTTCCCGGGTGTCAAATTAGCGCGAGATTTCCGTAACCTGCTCGCTGACGAACGGTCTCTGCAGTCTCTCTGCGGCTTTTGCCGGATAAATCTTAGTGCGTGACGCGCTAAGTCTCTGGCCGCAAAATTTCGTTTCCAGAGTTGCTGTTTGTCAAAAGTCGCGTCGCCAGGTCTGGACGCGATCCCTGTCCGGGGACCGGACCTTCAGCCGAGCAGCTTAGGGCGGAACAAGGACGCCGACTGAGCTCATTGTGCCGGGGCTGAAGTCCTAGGGTCTGCCATTGGTCGGACCGCGCCATCGGTAGATCCACCAGCCGCTTGAGACCATAGCCTCGAGGCAGGCGTCCCTCGACTGCCGCCTTGACGATGTCCGGCGCGAGGAAGGCGAGCGACAGGAGGATGCGCTCAGGAAAACGGAGCGGCAGTCAAAGATTGCTAATGAGAGGCTGATTGTTCTTTACGTCCGCGCTGGCGCGTGAAGTCCGAGCGCCTGCCATTGGTCTGGCCACGCCATCGGAAGATCGACGAGGCGCTTGAGACCGTAGCCGCGGGGCAAGCGTCCCTCGACTGCGGCCTTGACGATGTGCGGGGCGAGGAATGCGAGCGACAAGGTCATCCGGATCGAACGATCGGTCTTGCCCTCTCGCGAAGCCAGCGACTCCAAAGTCTCGTCCGGATCGAACAGAAGTTCATCCAGCCATCGATGGGAATCACCGAGAGCATCGACAAGGACCGCACGCGCGTTGGCGCGCATCGGCCGGGTACGGGCGTTCACATCGCGCCCGCTCTGAAGGATCTCACCCTTGCGATGGTGCGACGACGGTGTCCATGGAATCGTCATTGTCCTCGCGCCCACGTCCGCCTCGGCGGTCTCCGACAGTTGGACTTGAATCGCCGTGCGTCCGATCGTGACGCGATCAATCAGGTCGCGAAGGTCGGCTTGCAAGCTGGAGCAGTCGGCTGGCTGCTTGCTGATTGCATCTGCAACACGATGCTCGATCGCATTCGCCGCAACCCGGACGACCGATCCCGCTTTGCTCTTGTCCCCCTGCAGAGCCGCCTGTGAGACGTAGTAGCACCAGCGCTTCGATCCCTTTTTGGCCCAGGATGGACTCATCCGGTTGCCGCGGTCGTCGAGCAGCTTTCCCGCGAGCGGAGCTTCGGACGCTTGGCGTATTCTTTTCATCCGCTCGGCCCCCAGACGAGCGCGGAGGCATTGCTGGACTTGCTCCCAGATGCCTTGGCCAACGATCGGTAGATGTTGGCCTTCGTGCACCTGGCCCTTATGGCCAATCTTTCCAACATAGATCGGATTGGACAGGATCTTATAGACGTGGCCTCGGCTGATCGGACCGCCGCCCGTCGATCGGCCCGCGCCATCGATGCGGAACGGAAGCCGAAAGCCCTCAGCGTCGAGTCGTTGCTTGAGACGCACAACGCTCCCACCTCGAGATAGCGCCGGAAGAGCGAGCCCACGATCTCGGCATGATCCTCGACGACGTGGAGCGCCCGACCCTCGACGCGGTAGCCCAGAGGAACGACGCCGCCCATCCACATTCCTTTCTTCTTGGAAGCCGCGATCTTGTCCCGGATCCGTTCCCCCGTGACCTCCCGTTCAAACTGGGCGAAGGAGAGAAGCACGTTCAAGGTCAATCGGCCCATGCTGGTCGTCGTGTTGAACGCCTGGGTGACCGAGACGAACGACACTTGATGGGCGTCGAAGAGTTCGACCAGCTTCGCAAAGTCGGAGAGCGAGCGGGTCAGCCGGTCGACCTTGTAGACGACGATCACGTCGATCCGTCTGGCCTGCACATCGGCGAGAAGTTTGTGCAGGGCGGGCCGGTCCATCGACCCACCCGAATAGCCGCCGTCGTCGTAGTGATCGCGAATCAGTCGCCAGCCCTCACGCGCCTGACTCTTGATGTAGGCCTCCGAGGCCTCCCGCTGGGCGTCGAGCGAGTTGAAGTCCTGTTCGAGCCCCTGGTCTGTCGAGACCCGGGTATAGATCGCGCAGCGCAAACCACGTTTGGCCGTCAGATCTTTCATCGCGGCGCCTCTCCAGGCGATGCGCCCCGCCCGGCAGTCGCTTCGGGCCGCACCCGCCTCTGTCGGCGTTCCGATGCTTCATCCGCGACAACGGTCTTTGTCTGACGGAGTCCGAAAAAGCGATGACCATTCCAGTTCGTTCCGGTCATCGCCCTCGCGATCTGGGACAGGCTTTTGAAGGTCTGGCCATTCCAGGCGAAGCCTTCGTCGAGGATCATGACTCGCTCGCTCTTGCCCTTCCATTCTCGCGCCAGCATAGCGCCGGCCTTCAGGCCGACGCCGTCTCGCGCTTGAGGCGCACGCCGGCCGAAGCGGACGCGGGCGCTCTGCTCCTTCCTCGAGGCAAGCATCCGCTGAATCGGCTTTTCGAGACCGCCGAATACATCGGCCTGCAGGCGGTACGCCAAGACCCTCATCAACAGCCAACGCTGGAGATGAGCAGGCGGCTCGCCGCCCAAGTGGGCGCGCCATTGGCGACGCAGCCCATTAAGATCGTGACCCTCGAGGCTCGCTACGATCGAGAACATGGAAGCGTCGACTGGCAGCGAAGCCACCGGCGCAGTCTTTGCCGGTTGCTTCGCCGCTCGTCCGGAATTGGCAAGCTTGCGGGTCACGCCGATCGCGCCGCTTGGCTCGCCGTTAGCTTAAGCGCGCGGTCGTCCGCGGACCTTGTGGGCTTAACGACCACGCGGTCGCCGCGATCCGTGGGGCGGCCGGCGATTCGGTAGATCGAACCGCCCCGGTCGTCCCGTCAGCGAACGACCGCATATCCGCGTTTGCGCAGAGATATGGCCCCGGCTGATAGGACCACCGCCTGTCGACCGGCCCGCGCCATCGAGGCGGACGGGAAGCCGAAAGCCCTCGGCGTCGAGACGCTGCTTGAGACGCACGACGCTCCCAGCCTCGAGATAACGATGGAAGAGCGAGCGCACGATCTCGGCGTGACTTTCGACGATATGCAACGCGCGGTCCTCGACCCGGTAGCCCGGCGGAACCACGCCGCCCATCCACATTCCTTTCTTCTTTGAAGCGGCGATCTTGTCCCGAATCCGCTCGCCCGTAACCTCCCGTTCGAACTGGGCGAAGGACAAGAGGACGTTAAGGGTCAGACGCCCCATGCTGGTCGTGGTGTTGAACGCCTGGGTGACCGAGACGAACGACACTTGTTGGGCGTCGAACAGCTCGACCAGTTTGGCGAAGTCCGCGAGCGAACGGGTCAGCCGATCAACCTTATAGACTACGATCACGTCGATCCGCCTCGCCTGCACGTCGGCGAGAAGCTTCTGCGGGGCCGGCCGGTCCATCGACCCACCCGAATAGCCGCCGTCGTCATAATGATCGCGGGCCAGTCGCCAGCCTTCATGCGCCTGACTCTTGATGTAGGCTTCCGATGCCTCCCGCTGTGCGTCGAGGGAGTTGAAGTCCTGTTCGAGCCCCTGGTCGGTCGAGACCCGGGTGTAGATCGCGCAGCGCAAACCGCGATTGGCCGTTAGGTCTTTCATCGCGGCTCTTCAGACGATGCGCCCCGCCCGGCAGTCGCTGCGGCCCTTACCCTCCTCTTTCGGCGTTCGGTTGCTTCATCGACTCCAACAGTCTTTCCCTGACGAAGCCCGAAAAAGCGATGACCGTTCCAGTTCGTTCCGGTCATCGCCTTGGCGATCTGGGACAGGCTTCCGAAGGTCTGGCCATTCCAGGCGAAGCCACGCTCGAGGATCATGACCCGCTCGAGCTTGCCCTTCCATTCTCGCACCACCATGGCGCCGGCTTTCAGGCCAACGCCGTCTCGGGTTTGAGGCGCACCCCGGTTGAAGGGACCGGCGGCGCCCTGCTC